TTATGCTGTTGGTTTGTTTTTAGACCAGCCTCTTTTATGTAATGCAACTACAAGTTCGCAAGCTGATATATCAGATTCTTTTTTTATTCCGGCATCTTTGACTATGATTGATTTGTCAATTGCAGATAAAATTCGTCCCAAAAACCATCCCAAAAGTAGACCTACTATTGAATAAAGAAGCCAATCGTTTTCCAAACCACTGATAAGTCCTAAAATAATTCCCAATGCGGCAAAAGAAATAAGTGGTAAGAATAAGAATAAATTCGAGCTGATTTTATGTGTTTTATGGCATGCTCCACATCTTGGTATTTCGATATCTACAGTGCTGAACCAAACTTTTCGCTGTGGAAAGTGAGTTCGCTTAGTTTCTTTGTAGAGTGTTGTTTTATATGAAAATTCTTTGTTTGCCAAATTGCGATCACAATAATAGCATTTTTCTATTTTTACTTCTGTTTTTTGTTGTGGTTGTATTCTTTGATAAAATTGTGTGTAATACTTTATATCGTAATCCCTTCTTTTATCTCTATCGCTAAGAATGGTATTTGCTTCTATTATTAATTGCATTTGAGAAGTGGTGTCGCTATTGCTATTTGCATCCGGATGCCATTTCTTGGCCATAGTTCTGTATGCCATCGCTACTTCTTCTTGCGTGGCTCGTGGAGAGATGCCCAATATTGAGTAATAATTTTTAAGATACATGTTTTTTCAGGAATTGGCAGGGATGAAAAAATTATTTCTTTTCGATTTCGTTTCTGTATTCGCTACTAACAAAGAATAACATCATGTGTATCATGAAATTTGAGATAAATACAATTACTGATGGTGCAAATAGCCGAATATACCATTTGTCGATTATTCCAAAATATTTAAAAATATAGATTCCGAATACGACCATGGAGACAGTAAATACTCCGAAAATAATCTTGTGTACTAATTTACCTTTATTGAAATAAGGAAAGGCTAATAAGCCTGCAAGTAGACATCCAATTGTGAGCATCGTTTTTTTTTATTTTATGGTTTTTTCTTGAGAAATTTCTATGATTTTTTCTTCTTCAAATCCATTTGAGAAATACTTAAAAGATAGCACTGCGTGAACAGGTGGCAGTGAGGGATTTAGAATGGTTTGCTTGTATCTTACATTCACCTTGCCATCATTTTGTCCCGATAGAGGAGTGGCTTGTAATCCTTCAACGGGAATAATAATTTCACCCCTTCCAGTTTCTAAGTAATTAAAAATTTCGACTGTCCATTTCGTGTTTGATTTTACATTAAGCTGAAAAGAACCAGCTTCAGCACCAAGACGAATGAAATAACATTCGGTACAGCCACGACTTTCTTCGTCACAAGACATAAGTGTGCCTCCTACGAGTTCTACGTCCAACTTAGTTTCTACATCTAATTGTGTGCCATCGAGGGGTTCGTTATCACAGGAAGTAAGCAGTAGGATTGAGGCTAAAAGTAATAGTGTTTTTTTCATATATGATTTTGTTTCAATGTTGTTAATTTTAAGATAAATTTTGTATATTTGCTTTCACATATAAGCTGTTGGTTTTGTAAAAAATACGAATTAATTAAGCCTCTCCTTACCTATGATTAACAGAAATGTACATTCTAGGATTATACTATTTGCGTAATCTATCCTTATAAGTTGCCCCTTTTTTAGCGTTTTCGATAAAATCATTTTCTTTAACAGCCGAAAGTCTATCAATTGTTTTTTGTTTATTCTCAAGCTCCCTATTTAGTATTTCTTTATCCTGTTGTAAAATTTTTTTGTCTTGTTTTAAATCTAACTTGTCCTGTTCCAAGGATTTTATTTCTTTTCTGAGCTCATTTATTAGTTCATCTTGATTGTTTCCATCTATCTTATTGTATTCCGGAACCGGCGAGGCTACTATTGAGGTGGTGTTGAAAGAATCGTATTTTTCAAATAAAATTACTGTGTGGCGTTGTACCCCACCGGATTGCAATCCGGCTTCGGATATGGATGTGTTAATAGCATTCCAGCCATTATTATTCATTTCTGTTATTTTATTATTCACTTCCCATTCGTCGGTAGAGTTAATAATAATAGTTTTTTGCTCTTTCTTTGTTTTATACGGCTTAGCTTTCTGCTGTGTATTCAACATCTCTCCCCTGCCTGTTAAAAGCCAATCAGCATTAATGTTTAATGTCGAATTATCTACAATTCTATTTAGTATTTCGTATCTTGGCTTTGCTTGTTTTTTACCAACAATATCTCTTAAAGCTGGTTGATTCACCCCTGTAATGCGTGCTAATTCAGAAATATTGTTATCGCAAAGTTTCTCTGATATAATACTAATTCTTTGATTAATAGTTGTTTCCATCCCGAGTTATTTTTAAACATTCTAAATTGTAGATTATTCTACAATTATTACGGAGAATTATTTTTATTGTAGAAATATCTACATATATTTGCAATGCAATCAACGTGTAACTAAAACGCAACCAAATGAGATAAGATACAAATATAATAAAATAGTAGATATGGATAAAAAAGAGAGGCTAAAACCAGTAAAAAAAATAGATGTGAAGGCAACCTTGTTACAGATGCAGCCGGGGGATTTTTTGGATTTCAAATACAGGGATGTTGTTTTAGGTACTTTAAAATCGGCAGTATCGAGATTGAACAAAAATCCAAAAACAGGAAAAATGTTTACTTGTTCGGAAAAAGAGATAGAAGACGGTGTAAGAGTGTATTGTACAAAAATAAGAAACATATGACAACTACGATGCCGGAAATAAAAGATAATGACCGATATCCTATTGGAGAAACAGCCAAGATTTTGGGTATTTGCCGTGATACGCTTCGGAAACATACGGAGGAAGGATATATAAAATGTATCTATAACCGTGTAAATAAGCGGAGGCTTTATACCGGAGCAGAGATAAAACGATACTGGAACTCATATTCATAACCAAGTACAGGCTCTAATAAAATAAACATTGATTATCAGAGCAAATAAAAACCACATTTTTTTTCTTCAGGCGTGAAGAGTAGAGCCTGTACTTGAATGAAAATAAGAACAATATAAAAAACATTATTATGAACCAAGTTATTTTTAATGACGCACAGCGTATAGTATCGGTTAACGGTACGACTACCCGGCTCACCGAAAAAGAGTTTCTACTGTTACAACTGCTTTACAGCAATAAAGGAGAAATTGTAGAACGTGACACCTCACTTTCCTCTATTTGGAAGAATGTAGACGAATTTACCCGCCGTAGCATGGATGTTTATATCTGCAAACTGCGGAAAAAGTTCAAGAGTTTCTTCGAAATTGAAAGCATCCATTCACAAGGACATAAATTAATAGAAATATAATTATGAATGAAAAAACATTTACCATCAATCCGCAAGAAGCCCGCCAAATATACGCCGGAGCTTCTGACAAAGTAAAATCCCTTTTAGAAAAAAAAGCAGGGAAAGACTTCTTTTCTTCAAAAGTAACCGACCGTATAAAAACATATGAGGATGCTTGTGTCGAGTTGGGCGAAAAACCTATAAACGAGGACGAATTACTCCAAGCTGGCTTTACAAAAGACGAAATCACTTATCGTAAACTTAAAACCATTACCAAGGCCCTTAATGAAGGACGGGAGTTTGATATTTACGATTCCGATGTGCGCCGTTGGTATCCATGGTTTGAATGTAACGATTCTCCTTCGGGCTTCGCGTTCTACGATTCGAATTGCGGTCGCTCGACTGCGGATGCGGGTAGCGGTTCGCGCCTTTGCTACAAATCTGAAGAATTAGCAAACTATTCAGGCAAACAGTTCCTTGACCTTTGGAGAGAATTTATTCAATAACCTTAAAAATACAATCAATATGAAAATAGACGAACAATTAAGCATTCCAAAAGCAGAAATCATAAAGAAATGGCGTAATGCTGATAACGACGGGAAAAAGCTACTCGAAGCAATTTACGGACAAGAAATTTTTGAAAGTGAAGATGTTACATTAAAGATAAAAACGGTAGAAGATGCCTTCAAACTTACTGGACGGCCTAAAATAGACTTCTCCAACCTTCCTAAAGATATGAGAGAAAAGTTTGAAGCCGAATATGAAATGAATGTCATTTCAGAGGCAATAAACGAAGGTTGGATTCCTGATTGGGACAATGATAATCAACCCAAATGGCGTCCATGGTTTATCATGTCTCCTTCGGGCTTCGCGTTCGACGTTTCGTTTTGCGCTTACTCGGCTGCGTATGCGGGTAGCGGTTCGCGCCTTCATTTTGAAACGCGAGAGAAAGCAATCTACGTTGCAAAGCAATTTCTTGACATCTGGAAGAAAATACAGTTAGGATAAATTAACAACTATAAATAATAGCAAGAATGAAAACATTAAAAGAACAACTGGAAGATAGATTAAAAACAGTAGAAGATGCCTATAACGAAACCGGACGTCCTAAAATAGATTTTTCTGTTTATCCGGAAGACATGCGAAAACATGAAGAAGCAGACTATACTGCAAAAATCATAGTAGAAGCAGCCCGGAAAATAGAAAAAGAAAATAATCCGGAAGAAATAGACTGGGGCAACTTTAGTCAACCCAAATGGTATCCTTGGTTTATCATGTCTCCTTCGGGCTTCGCGTTCTACGGTTCGCTTTACGATCGCTCGATTGCGTGTGCGGGTAGCGGTTCGCGCCTTCGCGTTCTGAATGAGGAAACCTCCGATTACATAGGAAAAACGTTCTTGGATGTTTGGAAAGACGTTCAATTAGGATAAAAACAAAAGGTTGTTTGTCTTTGTGGCTGTCTCCTTCAGGCTTCACGTTCAACGATTCGAATTACGATAACTCGAATGCGAATGCAGGTAGCAGTTCGCACCTATGCAGAAATGATTTTCTAAAAAGACAAAGACCTTGCCCCTTGGCAAAAAACAACAATTCAAAAGGTGTTAGTAGGATAACCCGAACGCTCCGATAAGAAAAGCAAAGGCTATGAAACGGATAAATAACTTATTCGAAAAAGTATGTGAATTTGATAATCTCTATCTGGCTTACCAAAAAGCCAGACAGGGAAAGTCAAATCGGTATGGAGTAAAGCTCTTTGAGAAGAATCTGGACGAAAATCTAAATCAGATACAACACGAACTTCTTTCCGGTACATACAAAACATCCGAATACGACATTTTCATCATTCACGACCCAAAAGAACGGACCATTTACCGTCTCCCGTTTAGAGACAGAGTAGTGCACCACGCAATAATGAATGTGATGGAAAGTATATGGAATACCATTTTCATATCCAACACATATTCCTGTATCAAGGGACGTGGAATACACGGAGCCTTAAAACACATCCGGCGTGATATGAAAAATGTAGAAGAAACCCGGTATTGCCTCAAACTTGATATAAAGAAGTTCTATCCAAGTATCGACCACGAAGTAATGAAAATCATTATTCGGAAGAAGATAAAGGATTCACGCCTTTTAAACCTGCTTGATGGCATAATAGATTCAGCACCCGGAGTGCCTATCGGAAATTATCTGTCACAGTTCCTTGCAAACCTTTACCTGTCTTATTTCGACCATTGGATGAAAGAACAGAAGCAAGTTAAGTACTATTACCGCTATGCCGATGATATAGTCATTTTAGCACTGGATAAACCATATCTGCATATCCTCTTCAAAGAGATAGAGCAATACTTGAACAATAACCTCAAGCTACAGGTAAAACACAATTATCAGGTATTTCCTGTCAATAAACGGGGGATTGACTTTGTAGGGTACGTATTCTACCATCAATACATTCTGATGCGTAAATCAATCAAAAAACGGTTCTGTAAGCGTGTCGCTAAACTCAACAAGAAAAACCTTACTGCCAAAGAATATAAGATAAAAATATGTTCATGGCTTGGATGGGCAAAACATTGTAACTCCAAACATTTAATCAAAACCATAATCAATGAAGAAATTCTCAGAACTTGGGATTGAGATTGAAACTGGTAAAAATATGTTTCAAGTTCCCAAAATACAAATAACCGAAATAATTAATTGTGAAATAGAAGTATTGGACTTTGAAAAAGACATAACCACCCGTCATGGGGATGGAAGATATATCTTAAAAATAAAATATAATGGGAACGAATATAAATTTTTCACTAATGCAGCTAAAATAAAAGAGGCTCTAGATAAAATACCTAAAACAGAATTCCCATTTCAGACAACAATCAAACAAGAGAGCTTCGGAACAGGTAGAACTTTTTACTTTACTTAACAATAACTTACATGAACACAACAATTAAAGTCTCAAAATCGGAGTTACAAAACAAGCTCCGTCTGGTTGGAAAAATAGTACAGCCAAACAAAGTAAACCCGATAGCCGAACAGTTTTTGCTTGAGGCGGAAGAAAATACATTACAAGTATCGGGAACTGATATATCGGGTATGATAACGGTAGAAATAGAGTGTATAAGCATTTCGGGTAGTGCACGTTGGTGTATTGACGCAAAAAAGATGCTTGATGCAATCAGTGAGCTTCCGGACCAACCATTGGTTATCGAGGTGAATGATTTTAAAACGGAAGTGAAATATAGTTCCGGTACGTTTGAGTTAGGTACGCATCATCCTGATTTATTCCCTGTAATAAAAGATAATAGCGCTAATACCTGTTTGTCGGTAGAGAAAAAATTGCTCATTGAGGGTATCAATCAGGTGATAGGTTGTGTGGGTAACGATGAACTTCGTCCGGTGATGAGCGGTGTTTACATGGAATTGAAGGAACGAAAATTATCTTTTGTAGCTACTAACGCCCATGTGCTTGCTTTGCGTGAATATCCTTTTGATTCCGTGTTTGAAACGGGAGCTATTATCCCGTCCAAAGCCGCTAAACTGATTGCATCTATGCTTGCTGTTTGTGATGATACAGTAGAAGTGGGCATATCCCTTAAAAACATATTAATCAGGTCGAAGGGATACAGTTTTATATACAGGCTGATAGAGGGGCGTTATCCGAACTACAGAAGTGTTATTCCAGACAACCAATTATCGGTTGAGGTTGATAAAAGTGATTTCTTAGGAGTATTGAGACGTATTGCCATATTTGCGAATGAAGCAACGTCGTTAATGACCCTTGAGCTTAATACAAATACCATCACTTTAAATGCTGAAGATGTGGACTACAGCAGGTCGGCAAAGGAAACAATGCCTGTAGATTACTCCGGAATCTCCCTTAGGATAGGCTTTAAAGCATCTTACCTGATTGCACTGATTAATTCGGTTGAAACATCATCCTGTACCTTGCACTTTTCGGAACCGGAGAGAGCAGCTCTCATCACTCCCAAAACAGAAGGCATTACATTGCTTATTATGCCCTCGATTATTAACTCATAACACATAGCTATATGAAAGCATCCGATGGATTTAAAAAAACGATAAAAGCCTATTTAGATAACCGGGCAAAAGAGGACGAACTTTTTGCGGAAACTTATGCCAAACCCAATAAGAATATAGAGGATTGCATTACTTATATTCTGAATTCGGTTCAAAAATCAGGTTGTAACGGCTTTGATGATGATGAAATTTACTCTATGGCAGTACATTATTATGACGAAGATAATATTGATGTAGGTAAACCGGTCAACGCTAAAGTGGTGGTAAACCATAAAACCGAGAACAAAAGAGATGAAGATGATAATAAAGCAGCCAAACCGACAAGTGAAGATAAAACAGTTTCGACTAAAAAAAGAACCTCAAAACAAAAGAAAGAAGACGTAGGGCAATTAGTGTTATTCTGATAAAGCTATGAAACCGAGAACTAGATTACAGCGAGAAATAGTAGAATCAGCCCAATATCTTTTTAACAGGGAGAATGAAATACTCCCATGGGCGAGTAAGGTGTGTTTAGAGCACAGGGGATATGCTACAAAAAAGCGTGTAGTGTGTATGGACTGCGGTGAAACATTTTCGCCGGAAATGGTAAAACGCAAACAAGCTGTTTGTCCCCATTGCAATACACGTATAAAAGTGACGCAATCGAGAAAAACCACCGATGAGCAACGGACATACGTGGCTTATGCTGAGATATACGGAGAGTTTCAGGTTATCCGCAACTATGAGCTTCGTTCGTACCACAGGGCAGGTGAAAAAGCAAGGTATTATTTTGATGAGATATTGCAACATTGGATATTGCCGAATGGTAAAAGAGAGGTTTACGGCAAAAATCACACTACAAACTGGTATTGTGATTCGTGGAATGGAGATATGGAGATACGGAGAGATTACCCCCGGTATTACGGTGGTGATAAATACGATGTTTACCCTTATAAATATCATCCCGCCTCTGTTTTCAAGCCGATGTACAGCATTTATGGCATAAATCACAAATTGGAAGGTTTTACTTTCTTGGAGGCGATTAAAGTTCTACCTCATGACCCTAAAGCCGAAACTCTGTTGAAAGCAAAGCAATATAGTATGCTTGGCCAATGGTATTCAAAAAGGGGAAGTATAGACAAATACTGGGCTTCGATAAAAATATGCCTCCGGAATAAATATATGGTGAAAGATGCCGGGTTGTGGCTTGATTACCTTGACTTGCTCAGTTACTTCAAAAAAGACCTGCATAATGCAAAATACGTATGTCCTAAGAATTTAAGGAAGGAGCATGACCGATTTGTGGCGAAGAAACGTAAGATTCAGGAGCGGAAAAACATGGAAGGGGATTATTTAAGCCTACTGGAATACTTCGGGATACCATTCGATAAAAAGAACTACGTGTTCCCTAAAAATCTGAAACAAGAATACAACAGGCTCCTGAATGATAAAAAGCGTGTAGAGTTAGAGAAAAAACTGAAATGGCAATCGGACAGGGAGAAGGTGTACAGGGAATTTATAGAACGTTTTATCGACCTTGTTATTTCGGATGGAGAACTTGTAATAGAACCATTGAAGACGATTGAAGAATTTAAGCAGGAAGGGGATGAACTGAAGCACTGTGTATTTACAAACGAATACTTTAAAAAAGACAATAAGCTAATCCTCTCGGCCAAACTAAAAGAAACAAGAGTAGAAACCATAGAGTTTAACCTCAAAACAATGAAAGTAGACCAATGTAGGGGAAAGCACAATAACAATACGGAATACCACGACAGGATTCTTAAACTGCTAAACCGGAATAAAAAACTAATAGCGGAACGGGTAACTGCATAAACAATTTACACATTATGAAAACACTTCAGGAAAATACAGTAATAAATTATTTTGATAAAAAGTACGGTACAGATGTAGAGCGCCGTTACCGGAAATTGCAGGAGGAGGTGAATGAGCTTCATATAGAAATGCTAAACAGGGAGCGTGGGATGGATAATACAGATAGGATAATAGATGAGTTGAGTGATTCCTTTGCCGTGCTTCTTCATTTGGCATATTGCATTGGTATGGAACATAAAAAAGATTTATGTGCATCGGAACTGCTAAGAATGGCTTATGAGAAGAATAAAATTAGAGAAAGCAACCCTGAATATAAAAGACATTAGTATGGAAACATTCAAAGGAAAAGCAATTTACAACCCTGCCGGTCCTGCCGGAGAGTATTCGAGATGGGCGTGTAATTTCTACATGGGCTGTTCAAATGATTGCGACTATTGTTACTGTAAAGAATATCCTTTAGGTATTTATTGGAGCACATCTCCCACTTTGAAACGGATGCTTGTAAATCCAAACAGGGCGATTGAGATATTCACATACGAGCTATTGAAAAATAAAGAGGAGTTGCAGAAATATGGTTTGTTTTTCTCGTTCACTACCGACCCTATGCTAACTGAAACAATCAAGCTGACACTCAATGCCGCTTTGATATGTTTGGATAACGACGTGCCTGTAAAGATACTTACAAAAAGAGCCGATTTCTTAGAAAGTGAGAGCTGGCTTTACTTTTCGGCCAAGTATATGACGTCGTTACGGAAAAAGAATGTGGCAATAGGTTTCACCCTTACCGGGCATGATGAGCGTGAGCCAAATGCCTCGTCCAATGCAGAGCGCATTGCAGCTATGCGTCAACTATACGAAATGGGGTTTAAAACATTTAGCTCGGTGGAGCCTATTATCACATTTGAGAAAGCAAAGCAGGTGATAGAGCAAACAATGGATTGCTGCCATTTGCATCAAATAGGCCTTATGGATAAGGGGAAGGAATATAACTATGGTGAGTTGTACGACTTTATCAATTGGCTTATCCGGAGTAAGGACGGTTTTGTTGGAAAAATATTCCTGAAACATTCGGTTATGAAGAAGTTGGATATAACCCTTGGTCATCTTCCTTTTACTTTCGTAGGTAAGAAATATAATCTTTTTAATCAATGAAAGCAAGAGTAGTACAAGGTGGAATAGGCACTTACGAAGTAGAGGTGAAAGCAGCATGGTATATGCCGTGGCAACCTGTATATGATGGCATGTTCCCATTTCGTGGTTCTTATAGCGAAGCAAAGAAAATAGCAGATAAGTTTAATAAATGAATTACCTTTTTAGACCTGTCATAAAGTAAAAGTAACAATAACAGATATATAATAGATTATGAATTATGAAAATACTACGATTGACCTTAAAAAAGAAATGGTTCGACATGGTACTCTCCGGAGATAAGAAAGAAGAATATCGAGAGATTAAACCATACTGGATGAAAAGACTCACTTTTTGCTTTATGGGTGGCTTTGTTGCCTGTAAATATAATAGTTGTGGCGGAAGACACGAACATTGTATGAATGCGATGAATGATGTATATACTCATGTCGAATTTAGGAATGGTTATTCTTCGAAATCTCCTAAAATATTACTTGAACTAAAAGGAATTATTGTAGGGAAAGGGCATAAGGAATGGGGCGCTCCCGATGACAATGTATTTATTATTAGACTTGGTGAAATTATCGAAACAAAAAACATCACGCCCAATTAATAGTTATGAAAGAATTTAACGGAACACAAGGTAAGTGGGAATCAGTTGAAATAGATTTGGCTGATTACAAACAAGTTTCGATCGGCTCAGGCGAAAAAATAATTTGCCATTTACACATTGAAAATGAAATATCGGATGAAGTAAAAGCTAATGCCCAACTTATCGCTACTGCTCCCGAATTATTGGATAAATGCATTGAATTGAGGAAGCAGTTAGATACGATTATTACATTATACGGATGTCATATTGAGGCTAAAAGGTATAATGAAATCACAGCTATATTAACCAATTCTTTTAAAGTAATCAATGAAAGTATTGGGAGGGTATGAGTAATGAAAAATGAAATCAAATTACAAAAAAATAATTGCAATAGGGAGTGGAGTGATGTTGAGTGGATACAAGAATTTCACGATTTTTTGCAGGGTGAAATTTCTGAAAATATACGATGTACGCCATTAAACTTGACACCAGAACAATCGAGTTTAATTATATGGTATCTACAAGAACACTTTTCAATACTCCCTGACCATATCGAAATGTGCGATGATTGTAAACAGATGTATGATAGCTATTCAGAGGGGTGTTATTATGAGATTGAGGGCAAATTTTATTGTGGTGCATGTGAAGATAATAGTGAAGCCGTTTATTGCGATTGTTGCATGACTGACATGTGGAAAAAAGACGGTCGAAATGATGATGGAATGTATTATTGTGATGAATGTAAAATCAAAAAACAAGAGTAATATAAGTTACTCGATGTTTTCGAATAACTGCAGAAAAGTAAAACAACAGTACATCTTATTATACATTTTATTTAAAAAAGTAAAACAATGAAAACATTTTACATGGTATTTGTGGAAGGGTGCGGACATCCAACGTATAAACATGAAAGCATGGATTCTGCGGAAAACGAAGCTAAGCGACTGGCAACTTTATTTAAGAAAAAAGCATACGTGCTTTGTACGATTAAATCAATAGAAGACAATCATTATATTATTGAGGATTGCCGACCTGATGATGAATTACCTTTTTAGACCTGTCATAAAGTAAAAGTAACAATAACAGGTATATAATAGATTATGAAAGAAACAAAATTAAAAGCACGGGAAATAGTTAACAGTATTTATCAGCCCTTAGGATATTTACGCTGCATGGTTTCTAACAATGAAATGTGGGAATGGGCTAAAGAAAGAGCAAAAGAACAAATCTCTTTACTAAAATCTCAAATCCCTATGTATGCAGGAGGATTGAATTCTAAATGGGATTTTTGGAATGCTGTAGAACAAGAAATAGATAAATTATGAATTATGGCGTGGTTAAGCAAAGATAAAAATGGTATTGAAACCTTGTGGCTTTGCGAATATCCTCCGGTTCGTTGGCGTGATGAATGGAGCTATGACGAAGAATCGCACGGACAAGAACAACCAAAAGGGGCATATCGGGATTTCCCGGACGGCACTTTTAAAAGTTGTCCCAAATGGGACGAAAATCCGATAGAAATATAATACAATTTTAAACGAAAAATATATATACCAATATACAATAATTCAGTAAAAATAGATATAAATCATGAGAAAATTTAATTTGTACGACAAAGTAACATTTATCCCCGAAGGAGAAACGGAACGGAGAGTAGGCTGTATTATCGGCTTTGAAACCGAAGAAGACGGCTGTATTATCAGCAAAGAAAACGGGGCTTTGGTAGAGCCTAACGAGCATTCGTATATCGTAATTGAAGGCGAAGTAAACGGCCTTAATCTTTCATTAACGGAGTGTCTCGAAAGCGAACTTGAATTAGTTAATGAGTAGCCGGAAGTGGTAAGGCAAGGAGAATTAAAATAACTTTAAATAAAATACTTATGTGGGAAACAACATTTAAGCATTCGGAGTTGGGCGTGGAGGAGGTAACGCACGACTTTGGCAACCAAATAAAGATAGTTGCCAATCTTAGAAAAAAGACTGTTTGCCGTGTTCACGGTGAGATAATAGTAAAGGAATTTGACTACGAACCGGACTTGGAGCGGTATATTCAATTTCTTGAAAACATATATTTTGAAGTAAATCCACCTAAAAAACACAAAGAAGATGAGGAATAAAATAGCGACCAAACATACAGAAGAAAGGTTTAAGACTTCCATACCTGCTAATATGCTGAACAGGTACACGGCAAATAGAGTATTAAAATCATGGGTGGAAAATTTTGTAGACGAAGATAGCGGAGAGGTAGTAAGCATAGAAAGGAACGAGGTTCTTTTTGAAAAGGGCATACTGATAAATCAGGATATTCTGTCGCAGATACGGTTTCACATGGAGAGCGGAGAGATTAAAGAAATAGAGGTAAGTAACCAACGCCGGATTGCTTATTGTCAGGAAAGTACTTGTTTGTTTCCTCACATGGCCATTGTAGAAATGAACAGAAAGAAATATAAGTTTCTGTTTTATGCAAACGGTATTGATAATGCAATACTTATTCTTAACGACTACATTGAGCTGAATTATACTTCTCCTTTTTTTATTAAAGAGATAAAAGACTATCGTGCAGATATTATTCTGATTGATAATCTGAAAGCGGTAAAACCTGCGGAAGCTGACACGGATACGGAAAATGAAAATTCGTCGGACAGCGAGAAAAAGTTTTATCATATAGAATTTAGCATTGAGGTAGATGGGGAGTATTATACCGCCTCGATAGCGGTAGTTCACACATTTACCGTAGACCGGGCCATGATGCTTATAAACGATTACTTAATAAAGAAGGAAAGAAAGCGCTCGGAAGAAAAAAATGAGCCGGAGAGGGTTTTTACAACCATGATAGAGTTGGCCAAACCTACCTCTATCCATGTGTATATTCCTGAAGAATTTTCCGAAGCATATAATAGATACGAATATGAGCAATGAAAGGAAATTGGAAGAAATAGAAAGGTTGAGGCAGTTTGCGGATGAAACGGTTAATCCTAATGTGAAGATAATACTTCTTTCCCTCGCCGGAGCACTATTGGACGACGATGACGGGGTACTGACCTTGCATGTTCAGAATATAGTAAAAGAAGTATTGATACCAAAATCGAAAAAAGATAAGTTCAGATTAAATTAGCATGACTGTAGTTATAAAATGTAAGCATTGTGACCATTTTCGGCAGGAATCGCCAAACAGATACAAATGTGTCCAGCATAACCGAATTGTTGATGAAGAAAATATGCGTTGTAAAAATAACTTTGTCTATAGCAGGGAGCAGCATCCTGAATTGTATAAATGAGAGTAGGATTAATAGATGTAGACGGGCATAATTTTCCGAATCTTGCTTTGATGAAAATATCTGCTTATCATAAACAGAAAGGAGATAGTGTAGATTGGTACTCGTGGCTAAATGGGAGTTATTATTATGACATAGTTTATATGAGTAAGGTTTTTACATTTACTCCTGACTATGAACATCCTATAGCATCTATACACGAAATAAAAGGCGGAACAGGATATGGGAGATATGAGAGTTTGCCGGAATACATAGAAAATACCCAGCCTGATTATTCAATTTATCCCATATCAAAGTGGTATGATGCTAAAACGGCTTATGGTTTTCTTACCCGTGGATGTATACGAAAGTGTACATGGTGTATTGTTCCACAGAAAGAGGGGTATATAAGAACCGTATCGGATATTTATAGAGTTGCAAATGGATTCAATAAAGCGATATTGCTTGATAATAATATTCTTGCAAGTAAAGATTGTATCAAACATTTGAATGATATAATTGAATCCGGTTGTAAGGTTGATTTCAATCAGGGATTAGATAGCCGGTTGGTAACAGATGAAATTGCAGAATTACTGTCGAGAATAAAGTGGATACGGTATATACGTTTTGCTTATGATACAGAACAGCAATTACTCCCACTATTGTCAGCCCTGCATAAACTCAATAAATATGGCATTGATAATTCGAAGGTATTCGTGTATTGCCTGTTGAAGAGCTTGAATGATAGTTATGAAAGATTGAATAAAGCAAAAGAATTAAGAGTATCTCCTTTTGCACAGCCGTACAGAGATTTTACAAACAACCAGATTATTCCTCAATGGCAACAGGATATGGCTCGATGGTGCAATCATAAAGCTACTTTTAAAAGTGTGGATTTTAAAGATTATCAACCACGCAAAGGATTTTATTGTAGAGAATATTTCTAAAACAAGATTGTGTTCGATAAGATAACGATACGTGCTGCGGTAAGCGATGATGAAAGTGTGCATCTGGCACGTCTTCATCGTTTGCATGTTTGGACGAATGAAAGCGGAACTCTATCGGAATACCGGAGCAGTGAGTATTCTAAACTTACAGGCGTGGAGGTTAGAATAGTACGCGGGAAAGTTACTATAAAAACGAGCTTGCACAAGTTTTGGAATGAAAGGAGCTTTGGGAAATTACGAAATGATAATATGTTTACCATATCGGAAGCTAAGGCCGCTTTTGAGATGCTGCTATTTGAAAACGGACTGACAGCATATAAAACAAGGGTGGTACAGTTTGAATTAGGGTTGAACCTGAACGTGAGTTACGACCCGCTATCATTTATTGAACTGGTGAAATATATATCGCTCCGGGATAAAATCATGTTCATTGATGCTAACTATCGGATAAACCGTCAAAAGACGACGCTAAAGCATAAAGATATACGGAAATACTTTAAGATATATGATAAAGGCTGGGAGATGATGGATAAAAAGCGCATCCCGGCCAAACCTATCGATGGAGAGGCTTTGAAAATACTACGAGTAGAGACAGTGTATAAACGCCATAATGAGAGGGCGGATTCGTTCTTTTCAGACCAGAATATAAACCGGCTTGTGAAGTGGTTTTATGTGGATTGGAAAGACTTATTTTTTATGCGGACGGTACGTGCCGATAAAGGCGCGCGAAAAAGCGAAATAGAGCGTGCCGAATTGATTATTAATATGGGTGCGGAGGAATACCTTGAAAAAGCAAAAAGCGAGTTGGAGGAAGGATTAATAACGCCTAAACAGTATAGAACCATCCGTGAGTTTGTGCGTGACTACGAGGATAGCCACGCTCGGTTTAAGACGATTATTTCGCCACAGGAAAAGGAATATAAGGAGCTTTTAAGTAAGCAATACAATATAGCAAAACAATAAATAATTTACGAAAATTCAGCAAAAATCTGCGAAATGCCGATAAGGGCATGCTTAAAGTATTGAAAATCAGAATAGGTAAAAATACATCCTTTAAAAATCAGGGAGTTATATAAAAATTTGGCTACATATAAGAGCCAAATTTTTTTTTGTCCAAGTATGAATGATTTTTTTTGATTTCCGGCAGCTTGTCCTATACTTCCCGAAAGGAAGCGGAATGTTAATTTCGCTTTCAAGGGAAGAAACTGTTTTATTATTTAGAATTAAGAAGTAGGAATTAAGAAGTAGGAATCGGTCTGTTGGTTGATATTCAGGTGCTTGGTTGTTTGGTTTGATAAATGATAAGCTCCGGATTATCTAAAATAGAGGGAAATAGATGTTTCAGTTACTGGTTACTAGCTACTAGTGATTAGGGAATAGTTTATTATTCAAACAGCTCATTTACTTTATCCATGCTTTCTTTAACTGCCTTGGTTGTTTCTTCGTCGAACGATAGTTTATTCTCTGTCTGCTTTGGTAAGACATAGGGAAGAAGTTTGGTGATGATGTTAATCTTTTCGTTTACCTCCAGCGTTTTGAAGTTCTTTTCAAATTCTTTCAAGTTGTCACCTACAAACTTGTTAAGCCAGCTACGCATCTCTGCAGTAGTTTTGTTGGGTGTGCCTTTCTTCCTTCCTCCTGTTTTTTCCCTTTTCTTTTTGACTACTGTTGTTTCATCCGCAGAGGGAGTTATCTCTTTCTTTGCCATAGTTGTATATATGATTGGATATTTTAAAAGAGACTAAATTACAAAGATGATTGTTGAGAAATAGCCGACTTAAGATTAATGATAAAATAAATTCTCATCTTGGGCAAAATAGCAACTCAAAAAAGCGCAATTTTGAGTTTATTTTGAGTTTATGCAAGAAACCCGCAGGAATATACAAGCCTACCAACGAAAGTACAGCAAAACGGCGCAAAATGCGAAAAGGAAGCAACGCAGAGCAGACCTAGAGGATAGTGATATAAAACACGAATCAAACCTTTTGATGTCTGCCTACAACTGCTGGCTATCGATGGCGCAGTGGCGCACAGATATACGCCGGAACGAAGAATTTGTTTTTGGCGACCAATTTTCGGACCGTGTGTATGACGCAAAGAAGCACCGTATCGTGACAGAGCGTGCCTTGCTTGTAGAGCAGGGCTTGCAACCTAGCCAGTATAACATCATCCGGAATGTATTACGCACAATTGTAGGTGTTTGGAGTTCGAACAAGACACTCCCATCCTGTATAGCACAAAAAGACGAGAACCAAGCGGAGAGCGAAGTACTTACCGCTACGCTTCATGCCCTGTACCGTAAGAATGAGCTGTGGAAACTGGATATGGCGGAGTTGCTTCAATTGCTTATATCCGGAGTATCCGTGACAAAGAACCATTTCGCAAGCAGAGACGGAGAAAAGGATGTAGTAAACGATTTTATCGACCCCTTTTCTTTCTTCGTGGATAACACAATGAAAGACCCGCGCTATACGGACTGCTCGTTAGTAGGTTATTTTTACGATGTGTCGGCAGATGATATTGTCGGGTTATTCTCCAAAGGCAGTAAAAGCAGGGGTGAGAAACTGCGTCGGCTTTACGGTGGGAGAAGCGAGGAGCGTATTTATGAAATGTCGGAAACATTTACCGACCAGCGTTTGGAGTTGGATTTCTTTGTTCCCGGTACGGAGGCGTATGGCTTATGCAGGGTGATTGAAATATGGCGTAAAGAGAGTAAAGAGTGCTTTTGGATACATGATTACCTGCACGGTACGTATTATCCCGATTTCGAGATAAAAGAATCGGATATTAAAAAGGAAAACGTCCGAAGAATACAGGAACAGGGCGCAATGGGTGTGGATGAGGAAGATATGTTGCTGATAGACTATGAATGGGGTACCGCGAATTTCTGGAAATACTATTTCCTTACACCCTGTGGCGAGGTATTGGATGAGGGGATGAACCCGTATTGGCATGAGATGCCTCCGATTGTGTTTGAGCTGCATGATTTCTTCTGTGGCAAGATATACCCATTTGTCAAAGACCTGATAGATACCAATAAGCAGATAAACCGCCTATCGGCGATTTCGGAGCTGCTGTCGAAGTATAGCGCAAAGTCGCTGCTGTTCATGCCTACCAACTACATAGACGATGAAAATGGTTACGGAATAGAGTATATACAAGATAAAGCGACTGATTACGATTCCGTCATTCCTTATAAACCCGACCCGAGAACACCCCATACTAAACCCGAATATGTAAACACGGTGGCTCAGGCATTTACACCGCTAAACGTGGTTAATATGTATTTGCGCTTATCGGAGAATGTGAGCGGTGTTTACGGGGCATTGCAAGGCCAGCAGCCAACCTCAGGCACTCCTGCGCAAATGTATGCACAGCAAAGCCAAAACTCCGCGACCAGCCTGAACGGTATATTTGAGGCAATCAACTCGTTCCGTGTACGGAGGGATAAGATGAATGTACAGCTGATGCAGCAGTATTACGATGAACGAAGATACATTTTTGATAAAAACTCCGGGAAACGACTACTTTATGACCCACCCAAAGTAAAAAACATTGATGTAGAGATAGCAGTAGTTGAAAATACGGACACGCCTGCATATCGCCTGATGGTAAATGACCTGTTGTTCCAACTGAAGCAATTTGACACCAATAACGTACTTGACTTAAGAGGGATGATAGAAGCAGGGAACCTGCCATTTAAAGACAAGCTACTGGATTATATGAACAAGAGAGAACAGGAAGTGAAAGATGCAGCTATGGCCGGACAGCCAATGGCAGGAGCGCAGCTCCCACCTGAATTGCAGCAGGAATTACAGCAATACCAATTTTCGCCGGAGGTACAGCAGCAGTTATCGAGCTTGCCTCCTGACGTACAGGAAATGATAATGCAACAGGCGGAGGGAGTTGGTGGGTAGCTACTAGTTACTAGCTACCGGTGACTAGTTAAAAATGAAAAATTAGTAAGGGATAGAGAGCAGATAAGTAATGAAAAAAAGCATAGACATACAGGGTATAAGTACAACATCGCTTTATAATGAGGGTGATTGTGCTGAGGCGGTGAATGTGCGAAAGAAAAACGGCGCATTGCATCCGGTTACCCCACGCAAAGTAATAAAGGAGCTAGACCGTAAATATGATATAATTGTAGTTCATAGTAATTCGGATTACGAGAACTGGATAGGTGTAATACTCGAAGCGGAAAAATCAACGATTTATTACAATATAAATAATGTTGCTATCCAAATAGGAAGCGTAAGCGGAAAAATAAACTCCATACAACAGATAGGAAATACCCTTTCATTTGTAACGGAGGATGATATTTATTATGCCCTTTATACAGAAAATGATTATAAACTTATAGGAGTACTCCCGGAACTTCCTGTCATACAGTTTGGTTCTGATGATGCACATTTGTATACAAAGACGGATACTTCGAGTTGGACAGGGGGCGTAAATCCTGATTCAGAAGAAATAGAACTTCATGTAAAGTCACTAGTTTATGGAATCATCAACAAAATAAAGGAGGAAAACGAATCAGTATTGTTTGACGGACATCTGATACGTTATGCTTTCAGGCTGCACGATAACTCTTTAATAAAACATTCACCTCCTATTTTACTGCTTCCCGGTATTGAAAAGGTAAAGCATGAGAGTAAATATAAAGAATTAGAACATGAATTTGGAGGAATACTGGCGGCTAAGTATGCAACTTTGAAGGCTGAATCAGGAGGTAGTAGTGGCGTTTATAGGAATAACCTTAGCGCCACAATTACGGCTTACAGCGTATTGTTGAATTACGATTTATCTACGCTAAATGATTTTAAAGATATAATCAAGTCGGTGGATGTTTTTTTAAGTCCAGCATTAAACTTATCCAACATAGAGAACATACGAAAAGATATACAATCAGGACAAGAACAACCAAACGAGGTTTATCATGAATATTTTTGGACTCCATTTCCACTTATAGCCGAAGGTTATAAAATTGTAAAACATATTCATCCTGTTATAGAAGCCGCCGGCAAATTTGTGAAAACACAAATACCATTAGAGGCCATCAATACTGTTAAGGAAGAATCTCTTTTCTATCATATACGGAGCTTAGAAATAGGTTCGGAAGGTGTTGATGTAAAATTTCCGGATGTAGCAAAAGACCTGATTCCTAATTTAGATAATCTTGTCTATCAAGAACAAATGTCGACAGATAGTTTCAGTCACCATAATATAGGTGCGGGAAATGCATTGATTTATAACAGCAGGCTTCACTTGTCGGATATAAAGACAACGTTTTTCAAAGGATTCAGTCCGGATTACTTCCAATGGAATGGAAACCGTTATAATGATGTTTCGGCAGCGGAAGAATTGTTAACCGTTCCTCGTTATATTGTAGTTGAACTTAACGTTGACAATGTAAAAAAATATGCCATATCCGAATATAAGGCTAATGATAAAGAAGGAGCTTTTTTCAGTGCTTATTTTTCATATCCCGATTCAAGGGCTACACGTTTCTATGTCATAACACGACAAATACCCAATATACTCCGATGTATATTTTCGGAAGAACTAACAGCGCATAATTCACTTAATATATCTTACTTTTTACGTGCAAACTACAAGACACGAAGCACTAATACACCTCAGATTGGGACAATACATCCAATAACAGACTTAGCTTCTATGTTTAAAATACCTTCTGACTTAGACTGGGATAAAATACCAACTTATAAAGAGCAGAATAAAATACGTGTTTCCGAATTAAACAATCCGTTTTATTTTCCAGCTATCAACACTTATATGGCGAGCAATGGTGAAATACTTAACATGGCAGCCAATGTGATGAATGTATCGGACCGTAATTTCGGAATGTATCCATTGTATATAGCGACTACACAAGGATTCTTTATGCTGAGTGTAGGTAGTGGAGAGGTTGTGTATTCTAATGTTACTCCATCTTCGTCGCGGGAAGTACCTGTTTTGGGTTTGCTATGCCCCACGCCTTACGGAATTGCTTTTGTAGGGCAGCGCGGTATTTATATTATCAACGGCAACGAAACGACATGTATTACCTTACCTGTAGAGCAATTTCCTGAAAGTATGGTTTTGGACGGTGATAAAAAGCAACTTGTTTCGTTTCGTGAATATATTAAAACGCTTTCAGCCCTTATTTATAACCCCACGGAGAATGAATTAATCATCGTCAACAAAGATTATGGTTTCAATTATGTGTATTGTTTTGATACCCGGAATATCTATCAATCGACGGAACGGATAGATTACGAAGTGGGTAACACGTATCCTAAATTATTAGTAGCAGAGGGTAACAAGATAAAAGATTACTTCCAGTCGGGTACGAATGTAAGTCATATAGAATTTACGCTTCGTCCTTTATATTTCGGTATCGATGAGGTGAAAAAACTACAACGCGCCATAGTGCGAGGCTTGTTTTACCAAGTCCGGTCCAATTTGCCCGCCAACAAAGCATTCTTAGCATTGTACGGTTCAAACGACGGTGTAAACCATACCTTGTTGCGTGGTTTCGGTATGCCTGCTAACGTGCAGGGACAGGATTACAAAGATTTTGATTTGGGGCTGATGACACGTTCGACCTACAGGAATTACTTTCTGTCGCTAATAGCTGATGTTGATGAAGAAACAGAAATAAGACATATTGACTTTGAGATAGCGGACAGTTATACGAATGATAAGATGAGGTAGTTGCGAGTGGCTATCTAGTAGCTACCGGTGACCGGTGACTAGTAATAAGGATTATAATTAAATATTAAACATTAAAAATATGGCATTACCATTAGCAGCAATACCCGCAATAGCAAATATAGCTCAAACAGCATACGGAGCGGTAAAAGAGGGTGAAGAGAGAAAAAGAATGCAACGTGAACGTAATAAGTGGAACGCGGAAAACGAAGCCTTGTTCAATAAAGATTATTACAGCGATTATCTGCAAACAGCCGAAGCACAAAACGTTATCAGACAGATGCGCGAGAACATGAAAAGGCAATCGAAGGCAGAGCAAAACAATCAGGTTGTAACCGGAGCAACCCCGGAGGTGGCAGCCGCAAATAAGGAAATGCGCAACAGAGCCGTAGCTGATTTGTACGGAAACCTTGCAGCTCGTGGACAGCTCCGTAAAGACCGTGCTCAGGACAGGTACTTGTCACGTAAATACAGTTTACAAGGATTAGAATATGACACATTGGGACAGCAGGCCCAAAGCGCAAACAACATGCTTTATAATGGGATAAAAGGACTTGGAAACGCAGACTGGTCGAGCATCATCAACTTTGGAAACAACAAAGGAAATAATAACGCCATACCCCAAGCGGGTAGTGATGTAAATTATGATTATACCCCATCGGGAGGTAATGGTATTTCAGACCCGAATAACGGCACATCGTTAGCTTGATGGTAGCGGGTGGTTGGTAGCGAATAGCGAGTAGTGATTAGTAAAAATAAATAAAAATACAACTCTTATGAAAGGAAACACAATGGAAGTAAAAAAAGGACTTACACTCATGGAACGGATATCTGAATTTATCAGAGAATTAAAGTTTCACACGAAGGCATCATTCATACTTTATATTGAAGCCATTAAATTAAAGCTGGCGATACACTTGTCAGACATCAAGCAGAAAGCTAAGAACCGACGTTTTTTTGTCATCTCCATGCAGGTGGGAATAAAAGAAAACGGTGATTCCATTATCCGATTGCGCAGTATAGATAATGATGGGTTTAAGTACTGCAAGCGCATGGGATGGCTGCCTAAGCACATGAGTTACCTTGAACTACAACAAAAGTGTTTTTATTCTACTTCTTTATCGAGGAACAACACTCAGACTACCGAAGAAAAGAAAAAAGCGATGGAGAAGTATATACGTTATCAAAAGATGCTGAACAGGGTGAAATTATAATGTTTAATTATTAATTGTCAATTATTAATGATACTGTTTTTTATATATACGCACGACCTTATACAGCAGCTGGTGAAGCAGGAAACAAGTTTGCTGGCTGAACGCCGTTTTACGGAACTTAAAGACGGAAGCAAAGAAAGCCTTTTTGATAAGCTGGTAATGGACGAGGAATATGATGTATTATTCCGGCGTCTTTTCGGTGAGGCACATGCAGATATAATAACAAAGATACCTGTTAATTATTTAGCAGATACTCCTACCGACTTAGAACCTGTATATCGGGAGTTCCCGGATTTCAGCGTTGACCGTGATTTCAACCTTTATCTTGAGATGCACAATGATTTTCCGTTGCAGTTCCGAAAAAGTATCGACATAAAGATACAGCAATACCTGATAGATAATATCTGTTACCGATGGCTTGAGACAAAATCGCCAAACGATGCGGCAACCTATTATTCACGGTTGGATAAAGCTATCGAGGATATAAAGAGTTTGCTTATCCGGAGAACAACTCCATTGAGACGCAAACCGAGTTTCCCGTAACCAGCTACTCGTGATTAGTTTAAAATAATGAATTATGGCAGAAGAAAAAAAACAATCATACAACCAATACGAACAGCAGATAGAAGAAATGCCCGCATTTAATTACAACCAGTTTGTAAGCGATTGGAAAGAAGGGGGTAAACCTATCGTTGAGGCGATAATGAGTAATTATAGCAAGCCTGAACCGCAAATTACCCCGGAGCAGGAAAAGCGCGCAAAATTTGCATCGGCGTTGACCGATAGTTTCTCGTCGCTTGCAGAGATGTTCGCGCATGGCCAAGGAGCGCATATCCGTAACAGGGAGGGAAACACCAGTAGCCAGACGACTAATGCCCGGTTGGACGCAATTCGGGATAAGTATAATAATGATTTAACCCGATATCAGACCATGCGGGGCAATGCAGAGATGCAGGACTTCAACCAGATGTTGAAAGCAGCTATGGATGCCCGTGGCGAGAAAAGGCAATGGTTGATGTATAAAGATAGGCAGACGCAAGAAGAAATAGCAAGAGAACAAGACAGGCAAGACAAATTGAACTATCAAAAGAAGGCTTTTGATAACGAAGTGAAGCTTATTAAGGAACGGGCGAGAGCTAATCCTCCTACCAAACCGGGTCCCCGTACAGAATTTTACGTAACACCAAATAAAAATAATACTACAACTACCGCTCCTGTCGTAACTCGCGAATATGGCGAACGGCGGCAATACACTGTTACTCCGGCTGAGAAATCGAACATGATGTCGTACATTATAAAATCCCGTCCGGATTTGTTGAAAAAATACGGTTTACTTATTCAGAAGAAGGTAATGGATGATGATGGACGTAGTGAAATAGTTACAAAATATGCAGACGAAGACAGATTTGTAGATGCTTACCTGCAGGAATATGAGAATGGCACATTAGAAAAGCAAGCGCCCGGGTTTGATATGAATAATTTCATCTGGCGTCCTTTGAGCTATCCACCTCATTTAAACCGTCAGGAGGCATCTTCGACAGTACAACAGAATGTAGAACAGACGACTACCCAAACAGGTAGTACAAATGGCTGGTATTGATTATGAATGAGAATTTGACTAAATTACATAATAATTTAACGTCGCGTGACAGCGGGTTTACCATAAGTTTAGAACAGTTTTCTACTGACATGCAAGATGCAAATAAACGTCGTAGATTGTATGATAACCTAACATCGCGCGATAAGGACTTTACTGTTCCCTATGAGCAATTTTCGGTTGATATGGGTTTCCCGCCAACTAATGAAGCAGCCCCTTATCAGTCGAAAAAACAAGCTGTAGAAAGAGAAAAAGGATTCTGGAATACATGGGCAGGTGATTTGCTGGAGAAATTCGGTGCAGGTGTAGTGAATACAGGTGCAGGACTTTTGAGCATGGTAGAAAAAGCAGCAGAAGGTTCGAGAATACCAATTACCATGGGAGGAGATTATATTCCCGACCACGTGATGAATAGTGTTATAGCAGGAGAATATAAGCAGGAGAATTTAGGGTTAGGCAATAAATTGCAAGAGAAAGGAGCTGAAATATCGCAACGGGCAGACAGGTATGGCACGATGATAGACCCTAAAACGGGTGCAGGACGTAAAGTGCAATATTCCGACCTGTTTAAAGAAGGTAAGATTTTAAGCGGTTTGGGCGAAATTATGTTAACTGCTACAGAATCAGCTCCAACTTCTCTTGTTGCTATGATACCGGGTGCAGGGCTACCACTTATAGTAACTTCTGCTGCAGGGCAAAAATTGAATGAACTGGAGAGTGACCCCGACACAAAAGATATGCCCGAATGGAAAAAGATGCTTAATGCTGCCGTTTCAGGTTCGCTTGAAGGTATAACAGAAAAGTTGGGCGCAAAGGTGGATGCCAAGATGATAGAGCCTTTCCTTTCTAAAATGACGGAAACAACCGTTAAAGGTATACTAAAAAAAGGCGGAATCAACGCACTTATTCAAACCGTAACAGAAGGAGCTGAAGAGGTTGTTTCCCAGTTAGGCGAAAACGCAATAGACGCTGCTACGGGAGTATCGGAAACATACAGGCCATTTGAGGGCGTATTGGATGCTTTTGTATATGGTGCCGGAGGAGGCGCTCAGTTCGGCGGTGTTACTGCCGGAACATCCGCTTATCGTGCCGGAGACTTAGCACGACGGAACCGGAAACAAAACACTATACTTGAAAATATAGTAAATCCTGTATTACCGGAAAACTTTGATTTTGACAATGTAAATAACTATGTATATTCAAAGATTACTTTTGTTGAAGCTAAAAGGGCGATGGATGAAGCATTGCAAGATACCGGTTTCACATTTAATCCTGATGTAGCGGGCTTGGTGATTGAGGACCAAAAGCAGATTGTATCTCAAGTATTGCAAGATGAATCTTTGTCGACTGACCAAAAAGAGGCTATCGTTAATTATATAGCTACAGCTGCGTTGGAGAAGCAGTTGCAGGCTGCCCGTCAGAATTTAATCAATGAGAATTTAATTAGCGCGGAGCAGCAATTGAAAAATTCCGTGAACCAAAAAACCGGAACATTAGTGTCGGCCAATATATTGGGAGACGAAAATGCTCAGGGAGTTTTTATAACTGGAGGAGTGACCTTGGGTATTGATGAAAATAACGAAATTAATCCTTATGTTGTTGATGTTGAAAATTCGGATGAAGCAATTTATTACTTTGATAAAGCTGGTAAGGTGCAGGTTACAACAGCCGAGAATGTGGAGATTGTCGACCAAAGTAGCTTAGAAGATAGTATAGCGCAATTACATGACCGGTATAGCCAAGAGAATGAACAACAAGAGGCTTATATAAATAGCTCCGTACGCGATTATTTCGCACAAGTTCCGAAAAATGACGCTGAGGTTGGAGATATGGTAGAACAGCCGGATTTTACGAATGAAGAAAGAGCTGACAACTTGTTTCCAGATAAAACAATAGAAGAACTAAACGAGCAACTATTGCAGATAAATGGCGCGTTGGAATCGGGCGTATTGAGTGAACAGCAAGAAAATGAGCTGATTCAATTAGAAGAGGAGATACAGTCGGAGTTAGCATTGCGGGAAAGCGTCCGAGAAAAAGAAGTTTTGGAACAATCAGGTGTTGTTAGAGAAGAATCATTATCCCCTATTGAAATTATACGGCAATCGGCACCCAAGCAAGAAAATGGTGAAATAGACTATGATGCATTACTAGAAAAGAGTCCGCAAGCATTTGCTACGCTTTATGAGAGTGAGGAAGGAACGGCAGAAACAATAAAAGAATTGCTTTCAGTTGCAGAGGTTATCAACAATAAGATAGCTTCCGCACAAAAAAAACTAGGAAAAGCAGATTCAATAAATCAACGGAAAGCTGCTCGTACGGAGATTGCAGAATTACAAAACAAGAAGAATAGCATTGATGGAGTTATTGGGGTACTGAGGGAAACCCCTAAAGAAAGTCAAGAATCAAGCACCGAGAGTCAGGAAATAAAAGAAGGCTTGTCGGCAGAGTTGGAGGATGCAAACATTGAAAACAAACCGGTTGAAAATCAGGAAGCACAAACAGCCCAAGAAGCTATTCCGGTTGAAGTTCCAAAGGATGGTGATAATTTCTCCCCCGTGGACTTAGAAAACAGGTTGAATGATTATTTTGATACAGTAGATAAGCGTACATGGAGGGAAGGGACGTTGTTTGAAGGTAGAGATGATATACTAGCTAAAAAGGGGAATTATGTATTGTCTATAAAACCAACGAAAAGCGGTTACCATGTGTCTCTTGGCGAACATGGTATTGGAGTTGACAATACATCCCGACGGATGGAAATAGAATCTTGGTTTCCCGGAACAGAAGAGGAATTGATGAAAAGTATAAATCATGCAATTGAGATTATTGATATTGAGAATCAGGGACCAAGAGTTGATAGTCAGGAATCTTTCTCTAATCCTTCCACAGCAGAGGATATTAATGCTCCTACAGACAATAAATTTACCGGAGATATAATTGAGTTTGCCCAAAATATAGCTAAAAATAATGAGATAAGAGAAGCAGAAGAACAGGTTAATACCAATCCTACCGAAGCGCAAAAAGAAGCAGGAAATTATAAGAAAGGTCATGTAGATATACAGGGGTTTGATGTAACCATAGAAAATCCTAAAGGTTCTGTGCGTTCGGGTGTGGATGAAAATGGGACTCAATGGAGTGTAACCATGCAGAATGACTACGGATATATTCGCGGCACAAAAAGCAAGGACGGTGAGCAGATAGATGTGTTTATTGGTCCTAATCCGATGAGTGATACGATTTATGTAGTTGACCAAGTTGCCCCTGTTCAGAGCCAAGAGTCAGGAACCAGGAATCAAGACTTTGTATTTGATGAGCATAAGGTGATGATTGGTTTTAATTCGTTGGAAGAAGCGAGAGAGGCTTATTTGTCTAATTATGAAGATGGTTGGCAGGGTTTAGGTGATATAACTCCAACCGATGTAGAAACGTTTAGGAAATGGGCTGAAATGGACGGCAGGCGAATAAAGCCGTTTGTGGAGTATATTTCTATTCAGAACCAAGAACCAAGAACTAAGAGTCAAGAACCTGATAAATCGGCCGAAAATATTCGTTTTCAGAACGTCAGGGAAGATTGGCGTGATGGGCATGCAGCTTCGAGTATGGGATATGAATCACTACAAGAGGCTTTGGATAATGGAGATGAATTTAATCTATCGGAAGTAGTAAGAGGTTTTCATAATCAGCCTGATAATTATTTTGACACAAGAGTAGGGGCTAAATACTACTCTTATGATACAACAGCAGGGCATGAAAGCCTTACAGCTATTAACAATGTAAAAAGAGCAATAAATGCAGGAAAGAATCTTTCTGAAATTACTATTACTGCATATAGGGCAATTCCAAAGGATATTGATGTTGATAAATTAAAACAATATGACTGGGTTACATTTTCCGAATCATATGCACAACAGCACGGAGAGCATCGGTTTGGAGAAGGTGAATATAAAATTATAAAAGAAGAAGTTCCTATTCGCTATGTATGGTGGGATAGTAACGATATAAATGAGTGGGGATATGACAACACGAATGAAATTCGTTTTCAAAACACTTCTTCTATTCAGAAGTCTTCAACAGTTTTCACTCCTATATCGAGAGAGATGTTTGATTCTCTTATTGAGCAATTAAAACAAACTGGCTTGGCAAAGGATGTTGTGACAGATAAAGGGGAGTTTGATAGAAAATTAATGGAGTTGTCCGGTAAAAAGAATAGTTCTCGTGTCAGAGCCATGTTTTACCATAATCCGAAAATAGAGACAGAAAGTGCACAGGAATTAATAGACTTTGTCAAAGAACGGTATAACAATGGAAATGAATATGTAGATGCGGTTTATCGTGGACAGCCTATTTCAATCAGAATGAATAAAGACCATTCTTGGAACTTTAATCGAAATTCGGATAGTAGTGTTCATAACCTATCTCTGGTGAATGTTAAGGATAATTCGGCAGTGGGTTATTCAGATAAAACAGGAGTTATAAGAAAACAGGTTGACAATATCAAAGAGTGGGAAGATGCTGCGAACGAAATTATTGACTTTTTAGCTGCTGTAGAAGAAATAAGCGACCTTGATACGGATTGGAGAACATTGCTGAATGTTCAGTTCATGAAATATCCGAATGGTACGGTTTACGGTTTTGTTACGTCTGATGGTGTAGTTTACCTGAATCCGGAGCGAATGAACGCTAATACTCCTATCCATGAGTTCGGGCATTTGTGGAATAGTTTTACGAAAGAGAATAATTCGGAATTGTATAAAAAAGGAGCTGAACTGATAAAAGACAGCGAGTACTGGAAGCGGGTAAATGAAAATCCGGTTTATAGTAATCTTTCGGAAGAAGGTAAGGTAGATGAGGCATTGGCTATGGCCATTGGAGATAAAGGGGCGTTGTTAGTACAAAGGGAAAAGGGAAAAGGGAAAAGTAACTTTAATAAATTAAGAGAGTGGCTGAATGAGGTGTGGGGATGGATAAAAGCCAAGCTGAATATATCATCTGACATTAAGCTTGAGGATATGACCTTAGAGGATTTTACGGATTTGGCTGTGGGTGAATTGTTGGGTGGAGAAAAGATTGTAGAGAGTCAAGAGTCAAGAATCAAGAGTCAAGAATCAGTAGATAAAGAGCAAGATAATAATTTGGAAAATCCGCAAAAAAACAGTATATTTGTAAACGATGAAACAACCGCACAACAAGAAGACTCCGACATTCCACTCGGAAGCCGAAAGACTGAACTACGAAGGGGCAATGAAAACTCTTTCGGAACGGGTCTTACCTCTCGACTTAGAAAAGGTACAGGAGGAAATTCTTCGCAACTCCCGATAACAAAAAGACAGGACGTTGAAAAACGTATTGCTGTTGACTTTGCCAAAGAACAAGGTTTTTGGATTGACGACTTGTACTCGCTCGGTATGCCTATGCGTGGCGGGGGCAATGAAAACACCTTAGCCATTGACGCAGAAACGGGAGCAATCTACAAATCAAACAACCTTATGAACTCGAATATGCTTGTTTCGCAACTACTGGAACAGGTGGAGGCGCATAACAGTATATTTCCGATGGATGCATACTCCATAGAGGGAGTAACCGGATATGATTTTGGAGCGAATAGCATTCCTATTGTTGAAGTAGTGCTAAAACAGGATTATGTGCCGGATGCTGTTGAAGCTACACAAGAAGATATTGACGGATTTATGCAGTCAAAAGGTTATACAAAAATCAATGACACGACCTTTACTAATGGGAAATACATTGTATCCGACCTTCATCCGCGTAATGTATTGAAAGATGTAAACGGATTTATCCATGTTATTGATGATATTATTCGTCCGGCTACAGAAGCGAGGTTGCAGGAAATATCGGAAATGGATGCTGTCAGGCAAAATAGCATTGATAACGGCACTTTCATGCTTGCTCCCAATGGGAAACCTACTAATTTGAATGAAAGACAATGGCTGCAAGTACGGACTACTAATTTTAAAAAATGGTTTGGTGACTGGGAAAACTCTCCTGAAACCGCAAGCAAGGTGGTGGACGCAAATGGTGAGCCGTTGGTGGTATATCATGGAACAAATAATACAGAAGTAAAACAAGTTTGGAATGAAAAGACAAAGGATTATAACACTTTGCACAGTGATTTTACCATCTTCAAAAACACTTATGATGAGCAAAGCGGGCATTTTTTTAATAGCGAATTTGACAACGCAGGCGGTTATGGAAGTACGGTGTATGAAACATTTTTAAATTTAAGAAATCCTTTAGTGATAGACGCAAAAGGTTCTCATTTCAGTGACATCGAGCATAATGGAGAATGGAAAGATACTTATGAATGGGCTGAATATGCGAGAAAAAGCAGAAAAGATGGTGTTATTTTCAACAACGTAAGTGATGGTGTTGATTATGGAGATTTAGCGACTCCCACGAACGATTACGTTGCCTTTGCAGCTAACCAAATAAAATCGGCTACTGATAATACAGGAGGATTTAACCCTGCCGATAATGATATTCGTTATCAGGTGGATGGGGAAAAGCCCCAATACTCTCCGGATAAAAGTATTGGTGAGTTTGCCAAAGAGATAAATGAATGGAATAAGAAAATAGCAAGTATTGAAAAGAAAAAAGATGCTCTTCGGAAGGCTCATTTAAAAAAAGAAATCAGCAATAGTGAATTTGCCCAAAAAGCAGATAGCTTGTCAGCAGAAAAGAGTTCAGCAGAAAAGCAAGTAGAGGCACTAGAAAAAGAAAGAAACGAAAGAATAGTTCCTCCGGAAATAGAATCGGGCGAATCATTACTTGACTATTCGGTACGAATAAATGCCTGGCGAAATAATATCGCAAATGAAATCAGCGAAATAACCAAGGAGCTCAATACCGCAAATGTAGCGCTGAAAAAGCTACGATATAAGCGCAATGCCATTGCAAGAAAAGTAGGTGATATAAACGAAATCGGAGGCAATAAGGCAGAGATATTGGAACGTACCCGGAAGACAGCTCATGAATTGGAAAGTTATATCAGGAATAATCTGAATAACGAATTGGCTGATTGGATGGGGTTGGGAGAATTACGCAGCTTATTGGCCGGTTTGAATAATCCGACAAGCAAAAAGGATGTAGAGGCAGCCATGCTTGCGGTTGACAGAACGTTGAACAGCATAGAAACCCGCAAGAACCGCCGGACACTGAATGCATTATTAAATACCAAAATACTTGATTGGAATAAGAAAGGTGTATCCATAGCAAAAACGGTTGACGATGATACGCGGCGTTCAGTAGAATATATACGGACTAATCAGTATTTGTCTGAAGCAGAGGTACATGAGCGTATCGCAGAAATAGAAAGCAATGCGGAGAATGGCATTCTATCACCGGAAGATACACAAACGCTTGGAAGTTTAGAAATTATCCGCCTATTGTCTGCCATTAATGTAGGGCATAACAATGTACGTCAGATAGATGATGAGATACGCCGGGCAAATGTGGAAGCCACACAGCAGATAGAGCAACTTAAAAAAGAAGACCCGGTAAACAACAAGGCGCTAAAAGCCGCTTACAGACACCGCAGGAATATTATACAATCGCTACAACAAGAACGTGTTGCGGAGCAACAATATACGAATAAGGCGTATGATAATGTTATCAATGAGTTGAACTCTCTGATAAATACCGGCAAGAGTAAATTAATAGAGCAAAAAGAGCATGAGCTTAAACGAAGAAATGAGATAGCACGCGAATCTATTGAGGCGGTATACGACAAAGAAATAAAAACGCAGGCTCAGGATAAAGAACTATCAAATTGGGAGCGTGTAAAAGATATTTTGGCTCATAATAAAGTAAAAGAGTTTTTATTGTCACCGCTCGGTAGTTTTAATTTTATGTTGAAAAGCCTAGACCGAAATCATCCCATAGGGGCCGGCTCTATGTATGAACGTTGGATGAAAGGGAAAGAAGGAGCGTTGCAAGCAGAAATAAATTTTGAAAAAGGCTGGCGTTCTTTTAAAGAGGAGGTTGCAAAAAAAGCAGAAGAAATATTCGGTGAGAAATTTTACCAAGTAATAAATGATAGCCGGAAAGATAGCGGAGCTGCTGTAACTTATAAGACATTTGAAAAAGAAGGTGAAAATGGAGAGCTAGTTCCCGTAACAACAACCGCTTCTATGACCAAGGGCGAGTTACTGTATATTTACATGACATGGAAGCAAGCAGAGGGACGTGAAAAACTGCGAAACATGCTTATCGACGAAGCAGTTATTGACGAAATAAAAGAAACGCTGGGAGATAAATATATTGCGTTTGCCGATTGGGTACAAAGTGAATTTTTACCATCGAGACGTACGAAATACAACGATACACATAAGCGTGTATTTTTCACATCGATGGCAGCAGTTGAAAATTATTTTCCGTTGAAATATAATGAGAAAGATATTTCCAAGCCGGTAGAGATAGGACGGGAACTGGATTTTGGTTTGCCGAGCACTATGACAGGGGCAATTATAGGGCGTAAAAGGAACAAGAACGAAATAGCTTTGAATGCTAACGCCTTTGATATACTTATGCAGAATGGGCATGAAATGGAAGAGTGGAATGCTTACGCGCGCTTGCGTAAAGATATGAACTCCTTATTGAGCAATAAGCATTTCAGGAACCTTGTAGATGCCAACGACAGAACGGCTTTTGAAAAATTCAAAGATAGTGCACGAATAGCCCTTAAGGCAAAAAGAGATAAAGTATTGGACCCTGAAAGCTGGGCAGGACGATTTAACAGTAAATTGGCCGGAGCGGCAATTGCGTTCCGAATAAATACGGCTTTCAAGCAAATTCTTTCTTACCCTGCATTTATGGCTTATTCAGCTAACCCGGTATATCAGGCCAGATTGATATCTAATCTTAACCCTTACATGCTTTACCGGAACTACCGATGGGCGTTAGACCATTTACCGGGGTTTAAAGAGCGGGTAAGCTCAGGAGCATTTGGAAACGAAAAATTGCTATCTGATGGGTGGCAGAATAGCGAACAAGCAGCAGGAAAGCAAAAGATATTAGGAAAAGCAGGCGTTAAGGCAGATGATTTCTTTAATGTACTGACTAAAATAGGTATGAAGCCGAATCAATTTATAGACGGTTTGGCCATATCGGCAGGAGGAAGAGCCATTTACGACTATAAAAAAAGCATTTATAAGAAACAAGGATTAACAGAAGAGGAGGCTAACGAACGCGCCCTGTTTGATGCTGCAATAGCAGGAAATGAGAGCCAGCAATCTGCTATGGATGTATTTCTATCGCCTATACAAAAATCAGAAACACTTTGGGCGCGAGGATTAACTACCTTTATGAATGCTAACTTCGGATACTTACGTAAACAAGTAGAAGGAGTGTTACAATTAGCCCGAAGTAAAAAACAATACGAAGCACTTGTGCGAAAGAATCTTGAAGCCGGCATGAATGAGGAAGCAGCCAAAAGCAATGCTTTAAAAACAGTGTTGAATGCGGATGGAAAAGCGGTATTGAATGCCGTTATGTTTGGTGTGATGCTAAATACGATTTGGCAGCTTGCGGAAAAAGCATTGTGGGGAACGGGAGATGATGACGATGAAAAGAAAGCAGAAATAATAAAAGCAATAGCTACTTCTCCTATAGATAATATACTTGGTGGTAGTATGATAAGTGCTGTTATAGATGGATTTGAGCCACAGGATTTGATGAGCAGCGAAATAAAGAAAGCTTATAATGAAATAGTAAAAGCTACCAAAGCAGAAGGGTTTATTAGCGAAGAAGTGGCACTTGCTGCAACTAAAACCTTTATTAAGTTCAATACGGGTATTAATTTCGATACATGGAAAAATATATATAACGGCTATGAGAAAGGAATAAAAGAAAAAGGCGGAGCTGCTATGGCTTATCAGTATTTTACGAATGTTCCGCAGAGTATCCGTATAGCAACCGCCCAAAAGATTCAGCAAGGAGAAAGTATCGGGGATTATGCCAAACGAGTTTCGCTGGCATATGACAATGAAAAGCGTTTTGAACGTGAGTTGAAATCCATTATAGATAAATACCTGTTTAGTGATGAGGGCGATATGACCAGATTCAACAATGCTATAGAAGAAGCTAAGGAGTGGCAGGTGTTGGATAAAGGACGTGATAGCCTTTCGGAAGTAGCTAAAAAACGGCTGAAAGAACTGGATGAAAACAAAAAGCAATACAAAAATTTACTGAAGCTTGAAAAAGATGCTGTCAGCGACATAAGGAAGTACCTGAAAGGTCAGAAAAAATATACCGACGACAGGATGGATGCAAAAATCAATACAACAAGAAAGAAGTATGATGAAATAGTTGATGCGTTGGAGTAAGAAACTGTTTTGAATTTTAAATAAGTTGTGTTTTCATGTAAAAAGAGACTAGCTTGTCGGGAGACAAGCTAGTTTTGTATAATGCAATTACGGCAGTATCCCAAATTTTGTGTAAACTGTAAAACAGGTAATCGGATTCGGACAGTGCCTCCTTTACATTTTCAGATTACACATTTATGTTAGTATTATTATCTTCTCTTAATTTTTCTTTCTCCATATCTTTTTTAACATTAAGCTTTTTTAATTTATTTCGCTTATAATAATTTTCAATGTATTTTGAAAACATAGTAAATAAGAGAGAGATAATTCCTCCAAGCAAAGTAGCAATAACGAGATTTCGTGTCTCGTGTTTCGAAGTGTTGTCTGTCCTTTCCCCTTTTATATAAACATAATCCAAAAAATCGTTATCCGATTCAGAATATACTAAACTCTCATCAAAAAGCTGTTGATAGGGAGGAAATGTTTCAATATCGAAGTTAAAAGGTGCTTTGATTAGGAATCCCTGTGTCCCTCTTGGAGTATCATCAAAGCAGGTATAATTCATTTCTATCTTAAATTTTTTTTCATTTATTCCAAAAAAATTTCCTTTGTACCTGTATAATATTGTGTGTTCTCGATGTTCGCTCAAATCAACGTCAATAGTTAATTTACTTTCAAATTTATTTTCATGAAATTCAGTGCTATAGTAGTATTCTTTAAGATGATAAGTAATACACTCATCTTCTAGAACCCAATATATCGGAAAATTATCAGTTATTACGATTGCATCCTTAATTACCATATCTTCCCCTCTGTCCTTTTTTTCTCTCCATATTATGCTATCCATTTCATATTTTAATGCATGATATTTTAAATCCTCTCCATTTCCATTAAATTCAAGGCTAAATGAACGGTAAGTTAAAGATAGATTATTACCATGAGCCATAATAAAATGCTTATTTTTCAGAACATAAATTTCATGATATGGGTTTATAACAAATAAATATAATATAGCAATAACTGAAATGTTAAGTATAAAAACAATTAAGAAATGCTGTTTGATATAAGTAATTAGGTTTTTCATGTACATTTTTTTACAAAAATAAATGATTATCATTTTATTTATTTTTTTTAACATGTAATGTGAGCGATGAAAAAACAATTCCGAGTAATAAGCAAATTAAATGTAGTCCGAAGGCGCTGTTTTCTTTGAAAAAACTTAGAGTTAAGCTGAGTGTAAGACAAACAAGAAAAATATAGAAGTTATTAAATCTTTTACAGAATGTGAGCAGTACGGTTTCTTATAAAACTAGTCATTGGTGATAATTTCTTTTTTGATGTAGGTTTTATTGTAACAGCTATATTATATTCATCATAATTATCAATAACATATAAACACAATTTGTTATTTATGTCATAAATTATGTTGGTTATACCTATACCTCCAGCAATGAATTTAACTTTATAATTAAATTTGGTTTTATATACTCGTTTTGCTGTTGGCTTACGCGTGATTTCAGTTCTTTTGATTACTTCGAAATGTGAGCAGTTGATTTTCATTTGACTTTTTTTTAGTAAATATATTAAGAAGCATAGACAAAATACATGCAGATAGCATACATATTAAATGTAATGAAAAGGCGCTGTTTTCTTTGAGGAAACTTAGAGTTAAGCTGAGGGTAAGGCATGCGAGAAAAATGTAGAAGTTGTTTTTTATTTTAATCTTCCGTGTTATCGCGTCAGATAGCACAAGCCCAATATATATACCTGTCATCGCGTAAACCATGCCGCTTGCACCGACGAGAGGAAGCCCCCCTAAGTCCCCCCTAAGGGGGGATAATAAGAGAAAGGAGGCAAGAACGGCTATCAGCCATGAGCTAAAAGCTAATAATTGAGGTTTTATTCTTTTTTGTAGTACACGGAAGAACATAAAAAATGAAATGGAATTTAGGATTAAGTGCCAAAAATTAGCGTGCTGGAATGAGTATGTAAGATGCGTCCACCATGAAGAAGAGGAGGTAACTCCAAGCTCCAACCCCCAGAAACAGTATACTATAATGAAAATGAATATAAAGAGATGTTTCATATATTTTAAAGCTTAGAGAATCAAGAATCAAGAATCAAGATTGATTTTTATTTTTTCAGATTATTATATTCAGCTTCCACCCTTTCGATTTCTTCTTTGCATTTGTTCCATCCCGGGAAGCCTCCCACGTTTTTATCATCGATGTACATGTGCGCATATACTTTGCGGCTATTGCTGTTGTATTTGGCTGTATTGGTTGGTTCGTTGTCGTTGATGCGGTGAAATTTTATATCGTTATTCAGCAGGAAATTAACAGCGGAAGTAAGATGCAGGTCGCAACGACATGTCCAAATGATAATATAATGCCCGGTATCATATAACGAATTGATGACCTCTTTTGCTTTGGGCAGGAGAGTACCTATTTCGGGAAATTTGTTCTCTACAATAGTACCGTCGAAATCAATGGCTATTATCATTATTTGCTCTTAGTTTAAGTTGTTTGTTGATGATACGTCTGATAGTTTTTTCATGGAGACAATATTCGGGTTGATTATTGAATGTATAATATATAGCTTTATTTACATCCTTGATTTCCAAAAATTTAAGTTTGAAAACTTTATATATTTCCTTTGAATGTTCCAATTTTAAATTGCTTTTTCCATTATAAACGATATTCCTTATTCTTTTCAATGAAAGAAAACTTGGTAATTTTTGTTGAGCAATTTCATCAAAGTTTAATTTTTTATTTTCCCATAAATATAAAATATATGTATCTCTTTCTGTTGTATTTTTCATAATAGCAGTTTTAAACTACAAATGTAGTATTAAATCTACAAATAATTCTCATCTTGGGCAAATAATAATTTAAAAAAATCATTCATTTGTATTCATTTAAGAATAATCCAAATCAATACAAAGAACAAGATTTATGGAAGATGCAAAAATTCAAGTTCAAGCTACAGAGCAGCCAGAAGAAGGACAGACACCAAGAGGCCGCGCCGCTTTTTTAGAAGCATATAAAAAGTACAATCCGGATATAGCAGATGAGCCGGATGATGATTCTCTTTTTGACTTTGGCCGTATAGGGTTGACGGAAAGAGATGAGCTGAAAGGGAATTATGAGCGAATTAACGGCGCAAACGAGCGATTGTCTGCTGTTATCTCGGAAGACCCTCGTTTTGCTCAGTTTATTGCAATGGTAGCTAACGGTGAAAACTTGATGTATGCACTAGGTAAAACCTTTGGTAACCTTATAGACCAAGTGAATGATGACCAGTTGGAGGAGCTTCGCAAGGGACAAGAGGAATACAAATCAAATTTCACTCGGATAAAAGATAACTTCAATACCTATGAAAATGATTTGAAAACTTATGCAGAAGAAAACGGCTTGGATGAAGAAGCCATTAATGAAATAAATGAAACCATTTTAGATATAGCCGAGGCTTTCATGGAACGTTCAATCTCTCGCGATATCATTGAAATTGTCCACAAAGGATTAGACCATGATGCGGATAAAGAGGCTGAATTGGAAGCAGCCAGACTTGCGGCTAAAAATGAGGCCATTGAGGAAATTAAAAATAAAAAGCAGCCTGCAGATACAATGCCGGATTTGACAGGACAAAAATCGAATAAGAAAACATCATCTCCTGAAAGATACGCTAATAAAATAACTAATGTAGCAGATGCCTTTGTGGAAAGAGATGTGTAAAAACTAACATCAAAATTAAAATAAGACGAAAATTATGAAGAAGATTTTTGAAAAAATGAGAAACAGCGGACTGTTTTTGTTCGCCATTATGTTTTTCTGCTCACTGTTTGGGATAACGGGAGTAGATGCTATGTGTGCAGACTCCGGTACAGTAACATACGGAGAAGCCCTTTCGTTAGAAATGGCCAATGAGCAGTCGCCGGATATTGTAAGAGCAACAATAGAACGTGAGGTCGTAGTAATAAAGCCACACTTAGCCCCTCTCTACACTATTGCAGCAAATCATGGACGAACGAAAAAAGGAACAAACCCCTTAATTGAATACCACGAAATTGAAGCTCAAGGATTAACAACAACATTGGCGACCGCATATGTAGGTTCGGGAGCAGTTCAGGATGTAGTTGATTTGACAGACAATAAATTGATTGCCATAAACCAAACCTTATTCTTTAAGAATATTGATGGATATAAAGAGGATGGAGCAACAGTTGACGGATGGTTTCAGGCCTACGTAAAAGATAAGGATAATACCGGGAAACCGATTATTGTGCCAGTCAATGGAGTACAATCCGGCGCATCCGATAATACCATTCCTTCTATCGCAGCCGGAACCATTGTAGTGAGAGGTGCAAGAACCGGTTCGGAAAAGCAAAGCCGGACAGCTCCACTGACAGCCACTCCTACAAAAAAGATACAGTATATGCAAAAAATGATACTGGAAACAGAGGAAACTACTTTCTTCAGAATATCCAGTACAGGAGCAGATGCAAAATGGGATAAAACTGAATTGACAGATTATGCAATTTTCGAGCATAAGATGACTGCTGAGGCTGACATGTTGTTAGGTAAAAAACGTAAATTAAAGATTGCCAATAAATTTAATGGAGATAAAGAAGAGGATACCTATTTCCAAGAAGGTATCTGGTGGCAAGCAGGAAAGGATTTCTCATTGCCACGAAATGCAACATCAGCCGACTTAATTTCTATGATGAAAACTATTTTTGTCGGGAATAAATCAAGCAATACAAAGACGCTTTTAGCAGGTGCAGATGTCATTGAAACCCTTAATAAAATAGAATACAATCAGGTTATATTTCCCGGTAAACCCGGTCAAGTTTTTGGGCTTGATGTTCAAAAGATTATTTACGGACAATATACATTATTTGTTTGTGCGGAGCCAGCATTTGAGGATGTTGACATGGCAGACTGCGCATTGGTAATTGATGATACTTATTTAATTAAATATAAGCACGAATGGCGTTCCATTCCATTAGACAATCTAAAGTTAGGGCAATCGGATAGTAAATCACAAGTATATATTGACACTTTCGGTTTGGTGTTGCAGAATGAATATGCTCACGCCCGCATTCAATTAATTTAAAGAAACAAGCAAGTAGTATCTTCTTTAGAGCGGTACTACTTGCTTTTATTTAATAACCGAATAAAATAAATAAAATGAAAAGATATAGTTTTAAGACATTAGGCGGAGAACATACGCTCCCGATTGAAGTAAGTGGAGCTCGTCAATATATAAAATTTAAAAAGGCATATCGAGATGCAAAACTGGCATTGTTTGAGACAAGCGATGAAAAAATTCAGAAAGGAATAGAAGAATCTGACTTATTTAAAGCCGGACGAATAAAACTTGTGTTCAGCGACCAGAACGGGCAAGTGAAAAAGACAAAGAAAGGAAAAGAAGGAGAACCTGTTAATAGTAATGAAGGAGAACCAAAAGAATATCCTGAAGTAAGCACGTTCCAACAAGCAAAAGATGTATTGTCGGGAGAGCCTTACGATATTCCTGCAACAAGTCCCGATGTAAGTACTCCGGAAAAGATTTTTGCGAAAGCAGCCGAATTAGGCGTTTCATTCCCTAACCTGAAAAAAGAAGACTAAGTAAGACAAAAAAGAGAACAAAGGCTGTCAGGTCAGTAAAGGCTGACAGCCTTTGTTTTATTAAATAAACTCCGGCAGAATGAAGAAAGTAGATTTTATAAACCGCGTAATGCTTATAATGAATGAGGCAGATATGTCTACCAACAAAGGACTGTCATTGCTCGGTGCTGATATGGCACAAGTGGACCGTTACATTGAGGGCAGTTATGCTGATGCGTGGCGACGCTGTATAAAAGTAATGCCCCGTACATGGTTTGAGAATAAATCATTCAGTAATTTACTTCCCATTCCGGATTTATCGTATAGTACAGGATATGTAGTGCTTCCGGATGATTTTTATTTGTTGACTTCCTTTAAAATGGAAGGTTGGCAAAAAGCAGTTTTTGAGGCAACGATAGAAGATGAGAAGGTATCGTCTATTCAATCCAACGAGTGGACTAGAGGTAGCGCAATCCGCCCTGTTTGTACTATTTCTAATAAGTCAATAGGGAATGAAGTGAAACAGGTATTAAATTATTATTCATTGTCGCCATCAATGGTTGAACATAGAATAGAGCAGGCTATTTATGTCCCGATAGCAAAACCTCTGAAAAATTATTCCCCGAATGAAGATATAAAACTAAACGAGCAACTTATAGAGCCTATTGCTTATTTATGTGCCAGTACCGTATATACCATGTTTGAGAAATACGACCTTTCAAGAGCATTGGAACAACGTGCTATTGAAATGTATCCGGGGTTACAGGTTGTAAGAGGGAATAATGTGGTAACAAAGCAGTGATTAGTAACTAGCTACTAGTGACTAGTTGGGAGTATAAAGTTAAGAATATGAATAAATGCAGAGAAAATAAAAAACAGGCATATTGCGAGGAGCTAAAAAAGATTCCGGTACTCCAGTATCTAAAGCCTCCAGTGAATGTTATCAATGATTTGTATGTACGCTACCCAATGGGAGGAGAGTATGGTTGGTTTGCTTTGGTTGCAACCCCCAAGAACATTGCTTACTGGAACAGCGACCTGCGTAAATGGGAATATCTGATTGACAGTATAAATAATGATAGTGTATTGTCTGATTTGAACCTGAAAGCTGCGGAATGGATGGCAATGAATCCGGGACAGCCCAACCCCTTGCAGGGGGACACTGCCGGCTTTATTAGTTGGTTGAGCTCCTTACGCCTTCCGAGCAATATCTATATTACCGGGAAAGTGATGTTTACTGATTTTCCATCAGCTATTTCAGGTAAAGAGGCGGTGCTTGAAGGGGTTTATACCGAACCTAATTTTGCTGTAATAACCGTAACAAGCAGCGATATATTGCCAACTTCGTATATCTGGAATATCAGAAGAAGTGTTTGGGAATCTCCGTTGTCTTCTTTAAAGAACGGTATAAGAACCATCAGCGGTGTGGCTGACGATGCCCTGAATGCCGCAAATAGTGCTACAGCTGATATTGTAGATATAAAAGGCGGTTTAAATGCCAATGCCAATTTTACCAGTGTGTGGGGAACCGGTAGTGATACAATAGCCGATGGTTTATCGGGTATTTCGGGCTTATCGGTAGCTATTGAGAAAGATAGATTTAAACTTATCACTGTGTCGGGAAACTTGGATGAGTTGAAAGATACCGTTTCCGAAATTAATTCAGTAAAAATTCCACGCATAACCGAAGATTTAGGTCTTGTAACGGGGATGCTTGAGGAGGTTTCGGGAGCTGCACATAGTATTATTTCCGGATTTGAAAACGGTTATGGTAGTAGATTCAAAGATGTTTGGGGTGTTGACAATCCTGATGCTGCAAGAGGGCTGTTCAATATCGACCAACTAGATAGAGAACTACGCTATACATCAGGAATTGCTTTTGCAACATCGGGAGAAGTGAATAACATCGTTTCCGGTTTTACTTCTGGGACCAGTTCTAATTATTATTATGGTGCTCGTTTCATGGATGTTTGGGGCGTTGAAGATTCAAAATCGCTTGGAGGACTTATGAATATCAGAGAGCTGACAGAAAGTTTACATAACGTTTCGGGAGCTGCACACAGTATTATTTCCGGATTTGAAAACGATTATGGCGACCGTATGTCGGATGTTTGGGGCGTTGATAATCCTGATGCTGCAAGAGGGCTATTGAATATCAACGGACTAAATGCCGCTCTTATGGCTGTTAGTGGTAAAGCATGGGCTTTGGAGCGGAAAATAGCTAGTAGTTAGTAGTGACTAGTGGGGTAAAAGTTTGAATAAACCGAAGCACCGTGTCTTGGTGTCTCCGTGTTTAAAGAATGATAATTAAACATTGATAATTAACAATTAATTTATTATGAAAAAAAGATTTGACGAACTTACAGAACAGGAAATATTGGCATTAAACGAGAGTGATATAAATACTCTTATAGATGCAGAAGCCATTGAACAAGGCGTGAAGATACTCTCTAAACCAACAAAGCCGGAACTGACTGAAATAGCGGAGCAGGATGTTACTTTGTTTAACATACAGGGTACGTCGCTGTATTTCTTGAATGCTGAGGAAGCGAATACAGTTGCAAACTATCTGAAAGCATGCAGCTCTCTGAAGGATATAAAAATGGATGTATCGGCAGGCATTACGAAGATTGAAAAAGAGGCAAATATGGCATTTGCATTGAAAGAGGAAAAGTGCTATTCGGCAGAACTTTTTGAGTCTATCAAAGAGGCTAAAAAGGCAAACTCGGCAGCTCAAAGTAAATACCAAAGCCTGTTGAAAGAGTATAATGATGAAAAATCGAAGAAAGACAAAATAGCTGCTTCTATTCGCAAAAAGACGACGGACGTAAAAAATAAGTATGCTGAGATGGAACGGTTGAAAAGCATCTTTACCGAGAATTACCTCCCGGTAGCCGAAACCAAAGAGAAAGCAATGGAAGCATTTAAAAAGGCTTTTGAGATTTCGGAAGAAACGGAGGGGTATGTTTTAGGGTAAGTAGTGGGTAGATAGTAGTGGGTAGTGGGTAGCGAGGAATCAAGAAATAAAAAATAAAAAATACTAGTAACTCGTAGCTAGTAACTTGTAACTATATTATGTGTGCAATATCCATAATAATGCCGGCTTTCAATGCTTCTTCTTTTATAGGAGAGGCTATTGAAAGCATTTTACAGCAATCGTATGACAGTTTTGAATTTATCATAGTGGATGATGGTTCGACAGATGATACCGTAGAGATTATACAGGCCTACAGGGATAAGCGAATACGATTGCTGCTAAATGGTGTAAACAAAGGGGTTGCTTTCTCCCTTAACCGTGGTATTAAAAATGCCAAAGGCAGATATATTGCACGGATGGACGCGGACGATATCGCATTGGCTGAACGGCTAAAGGTGCAGTATGATTTCATGGAGGCACATGCGGATATTGACATTTGCTCGTCGTGGATGTTTGCAGGGGATAAGGTGGCAGCTTCGGGCAAAGAGCTTATCGAAAATCCCCTGTATGTTTTAGCCGAAAGAAACTTTCTTTTCCATCCTACTGTGATGATGCGGAAAAGTTTTCTTGAAGAACACCATTTGTGCTACAACGAGGATTACCCCTGCGCGGAGGATTACAAACTATGGGTAGAAGCGGCTAAAAAAGGGGCAAAATTTTACACCATCCCTCAAGCCCTGATACATTACCGCCTGTCACCTACGCAGGAAAGCCAACGTAAAAAAGAGATAATGTCGGCTACTGCCGGCCGTATACAGGATGAAGTGAAAGCGTATCTATCGTCGGAAAAGGTTTCGGTAATCATGCCGGTATTCAATATGGAGAATACGGTTGCAGAAGCTATTGAAAGCATTTTACAACAAACGTACAATAACTTTGAGCTAATCATAGTGGATGATTGCTCGACGGATAAAACCGTTAACGTGGTTGAAACATTCACGGATAAGCGTATCCGTTTAATCAGGAATGATGAAAGAAAGGGTAACTATGTAAGGCGTAATCAGGGGATAGACATCGCTAAAGGCAAATATATAGCTGTAATGGACGCGGATGATATTTCGCTTCCCGGACGTTTTGAAAAACAAATAAGATTCCTTCGTGCAAACTCCGATTATCTTGCTGTAGGGTCGGATATTGTATATTTCAGCAAAGAGGGAGTATCGTCCCCGCAAAAAAAACTGACACAGTGGGAGGACATAAAAGAGTTCCTGAAAAAAGACAATCCCTGCACACACCCAAGCCTGATGGTAAGGAGTGATGTATTTACGCGTTATGGTATTCGTTACGATGAAAGGTACTTGTATTCTGCCGATTACAATTTACTGATAGATATAAGCAAACATGGTAAAATAGCTAACCTGCCTGATGTGCTGTTGAAATACAGGAGCGATAATGTGGATAAAATAAGCCTTTCGAAACAGAAAGAGCAGCGTGATTGCCGCAACTTAATCCGTAAAGAGCAATTCGGTGATACGATAAATCTTTTTATCCTGAGCATACGCAATCAGAATCCGTCGGGCGTGGTGCGGTATATTGAACAGCTAAAAGAGGGATTGAAAAACCACCCGAATGTAGAAGTGCATACAATCACATTTTTTCAGGGTACACGGGAGCTGGTATTCCGTCCTGAAGGGAATGATTTCACCGTGTATTATCCACCCCACAAAGGGGATATGCTACAAAAGCATCCGGCATTTATCTACGACCAGCTAAACCATCTGTTTGCCGGAAAAGAAAACATCATCCTGCACCTGCATACTCTGAACCTGATTGACTTGGCTGTATACATCAAGGCTCAGATAGCGGAGTGCAGGATAATATCACACCTGCATTGCATACCGTGGAAGGGGTTGTACAATAGCAACCGTAAACGGTTTAATGAGCTATACAAAAAAAGTATTGAGGCGGGGATTGACGATAGTTTTATAACGACTGATTATGAAAGAAAGACCTATACTCATTCGGATAAAGTAGTTTGCGTGACCGAAAATGCGAAACGATATGTGAAAGATGCTGCGGGGGTTGACAGTATTGTAATACCAAACGGAATTGAGGACGCAGGAGACGGATTTCAGCGGTCGTTTAAAGATAAGGAGGTGTTTGATATTTTGTATGTTGGGTCGCTCAATGCGGGTAAAGGTATATTCTTTATTCACGAGGCAGTAAATAAAGTAGCTGCTGCAGGTTATAAAGTACGGCTTAACATTGCGGGTGCTTACGATGAAAAACTGAAACATCACTTTTCGCAAAGCAGCTATGTAAAGTTATTGGGCAATATCCCTTTCGACCAGCTCAGAGAGCAATACACGCAAGCCGATTGCGGTATTATAGCTTCGCTTCAAGAACAATGCAGCTATGCGGCTATCGAGATGGCTATGTTCGGGCTTCCTATTATCACTACTGCGGTTGATGGGTTGGATGAAATGTTCACAGGCAAAACCGCAATAAAGATAAAACCTTTGTTTTCTGAAAATTTCAGCCTGTACGTTGATACGAATGAACTTGCAGATAAGATTATCGGGCTGATAAATGATAAAGAAAGAAGAAAAGAACTGTCGGAAAATGTCCGAAAATTATATGAGGAGAGATTTGGTGTTGAGGGGATGGTTGAAAAAACGGTAGGGGTGTATAGGGAGGGGGAGAATTGAGTTTTAGGGGTAAGAGATAAGAGATAAGAATTAAGCAATAATTAAAAACTAATATATTATGATTATAATAATCACTAATGACGAGACAAAAACCTATTCTTTACAGAAAGACAATCAAGGTGTGTGGTATGGAGCGTACGGAGATATGTATGCCAGAAGGACTAACAGTATTATCTATTTCTACAAACAAGGAAACAATGCGCGGATGGAGTATGAAACGTTTGAAAACGGCGTGGAGGTTGACGGTGAAATGCTTACTCCTGAAAATGCAGAGGAAAAATTAAGGAAACTTTTTAACTCCGGAGGGTCGTCTCCGTTACCAACGCCTATAAATCAATCTTCTGATTTAAACTCAACGCTCAACGGAGCATCCATCATTACCGGAAACGAAAACATAGTGTTGACCTTGACTGGAGATACCCCTACACCCTTTCATTGCGACATTACTAAATATGGTACAGGTACAGTTGAAATAAGTTGTGCTGCCGGCTTTACTCTTAACCGTGAGCATACCTCTCTTATTATTCCCGACATAGACCAAGCTGTTGCCATTGTTCGGGTAAGTGATACGGATTTCTCGGTTATAGGCCTATATGAATATCAGGAGGGGTAATTATGAATAGATTTGGAGTAATAGCATCGCAAAAGCGGTTTAAGCCATCGGACTTGCCGGGATTAATCCATTGGAGNGATTTTTCACGGAAGAATAATCAATCTGCTGACAGAGATAGAGCAACCGACCTAAGCGGTAATGGCACAGACCTTGCGCTGAATGGTTTTGCTTTTAGCCAAATGAGTGGATACAATGGTTATCTGGAAAACTTCAATACATTTGGAAACTCCCGTCCTGATTACATAGAATATCTCGAAAAGACAGATAGCTTATTGAAATACCGTCCTTATAAAACAGGTGCCATCAATACCTACCAAATATACGGTACCTCTATCAACTTTAAAGCAAGGGTTACCGGACTGGATGCCAATAGGGATGCAGTATTGAATTTATTTGTATATTATCGTTTACCGGATGGTGGTTTTTTTTATATCACGGAGGATGGTATCTATGAGTTCAATTTTTCGACCGATATAGCAGGAGGTACTTACTATCAGATAAATACAAATTTCTCTTTAAAAGAAGGCCATACAGTCGACGAGATAACCCCTATTACCATCGAACAGATACCCGAATATCCCGGAGCATTGGTATTTGACGGGGTGGATGATTTCGCACATTCCATCCCACCCCTTGCAGGCAACTGGACTGATTTCACAATATTTATGAAGTGTGATATGTTACTTACTGATGAAGAAGCAGAAAGCTTGCCACTTTCTCCTATTATGGTTATTCCAAACAGCACAACACTTGATGCGCGAATTGTTTTTAGTATTTACAAACAGGCAAACACTGCAAACTGGTATATCAATTCGAGAGGAACCAATACCCAAAAACCATTATCATCTTTTAAACAGATAAATGTGGCAACTCCCGATTCTTTTAATGGCGATAGTATTGTACAAGGAAGCAATACAGAAGAATCTCCGACACTTTATATAAGTCGGACGTATTATGCGAATCGATTCGTTAAAATGGCTCTTTACGACCTGATTATCTACAATCGCACATTATCTCAAGCGGAAATAGACAAAGTAGTAAAATATTTAAAGAGTAAATAG